AATCAGATTCATCATCATCTTTATCGGATTTATCATAATCCTCTTCATTATCTTTTTCTTCATTATAGAGATTACTAGCAATGGCAATCTTTCTTTGCTCAAGAGCATCAAAGACTCTTGTTGACATTTCAGCATTAAATGTTTCTTCAGCTGATGTATAATCGCCATCTTGAATTTGTTTAAGTAAATTTTCAGTGGACATTACATACTCTCCTATTATTCAGTTTTATTTATACTTTTTAGATTTTAGGTAAACTATTTAGTTTCCTCTTTAGGTTTTTTCTCTTTTGTCTCTTTTGGTGGCTGTTCCTCAGATTTAGGTGGTTCAGGTTCTTTGGGCTGAGGCTGAGGCTGAACTTGAGGTTGAGGTGGAGCCATAGGTGGGCCAAATGAGTTCATATCGCCTCCCATATCTCCCGCTTCTTCTTTCTTCTTCTTTTCTCTTTCTTTTTCAACCTTCTTGATTTCCTCATCATCATATCTCATGATATTCTTTAGAATCCACTCAGAAGTCACATATTGACCTTCATATTGTGAAGCTTGATCAAGAGTTTGGAATCTTTCGCGATAAATTTCAGCTTCCTTTAGTTCACTGAAATAATTATCTTGTTTGTAATCAACGCTAATCTTAGTTTTGAAATCATTCCAATCATCCTCAACAATGATACCTTTCATAATCAATTGCTTTTTCAATAAACCTAGAAATAGATTAGAGAATCTTTTTCTCAGTCTATCAATATTTTTTTGAAACCTCACTTCATCACGACTAATTTCAGTTGTTCTACCAAGAGAAAATGGAGCATCTTGCTCGAGTCTTTGTAGTGGAACATTGAGTGATCTATACAATCTCTTTTGAAAGTATAGAATGTCTTCAATTTGGCCTAGATTTTCACCACCTGATAAAGTGGAAATTTCTGTACCTCTACCACCTTCTCTACGAGGAAGCCAAAAATCTTCAAGCATTGACATATGTTTTCTGTCATCCTTGATTTCGCCTGTATTTTGATCATAGACTAGTTTATTTCTATGCTTAGCCATGATTGTTTTCATATATTCTTCGGCTTTACCTTTTGGAAGGTTACCTGTATCAATATAGAAAATTCTACGCTCAGGTGCTCTCGCCAATCTATAGATAACAAGAGAGTCTTCCATCATTCTTAGCTGATTAGCCGGTTTTAATGCTTTATGGAGATATGAAAGAATTTTTTTTCTACCTTCATCTAGCAATCCAGAAGTTGTATAACTTACAGAATCAGGAGTAAGCTTTAATCCAGTTGCAATATTAGACATTTGTTTAGTGGGCTTTTCTTGGTAGATGAAGTATTCATTTGTGGAATCAACCAATTCAGCACCTGTTTGAGGGTCTTTCTTGTATTTGATCTCTTTGATTTTCCTCATCTTTGTGCTATCAATATATCGAAGCTCTTTGATACCATTTTTTTCGTTTTCTTCTGGAATAATATGATAGAATAACCTCCCATCAATATACCATCTTTTGAAAATATCAGATGCTTGATCAGTAAAATCTAACAATGAAAGGATATAGTCAAACTCATCTTTCATTTTGCTTTTTACTTTGTCAGATACCTCAACGTTATCTAAATTTAGATCTACTGGAGAATCATCTTCCGATGCAGCAATAGCTTCATTTACAATTTCATCAATAGCCATATCAACATCTGCATGCATTGATATACCGCGGTATTTCATAATCAATTGTGCATTATCAACCGCTTTATCACCATCAATATCCACATACTGACCATAATGACCACCACCGACTGATGTTACATATCCTGTTCCATCATTGTCGGTTGGCGGAACTATAGATTTATTTTCATCTTTTTTCTCTGGTTTTTTTCTTTTGATCTCAAAACCAAAAAGATTAAACGCTTGTCCGTTTTCTTCTACCATTCATAACCTCATATTGTGAAAGAAAGGCCCTAAGGCCTTTCTCTTAAACTGTACCTTCATTCAAGCCGTCGGTAACCCAATATTGATACTGGAATGTCACCTGATATTCTTGAATCTGATTTTCATTGTCAAAGCTAACATCAATTGGACTTAGATCAGAAGGCCATGCTCCGATGATTCTGTATTCTCTCAATACATCTCCGTTACGATCAAGTTGTGATACACCAAGATCTGTAAAGTATTCATCTGGATCAGTAACACCCTGATTGTCCTCATGGTTATTTATTAGTGACATCCAAGTTTCAAGATTACGTCTAATTGTAAATCCAGTATCATTCATAATGGTAACTGTCCATGGATCAAATGTGCGGTCACCTGATACTTTAATTTGACGACCTCTGAAAGGAATTTGGATAGGTTGAATAGTTGACCCAGGGAGCTGAGCCCCCTTGACTAAATACTTTGATACCTCGTCTAGATCACCCACTGGGCTGATTAATGAAACCTTAAATAGGTTTGATCTAGCTCCGCCACCCTTTAGTTGCTTTGTGAAATCATTAACATTTAGAACTGCCATTGATTTTCTCCTTATACTGCGCCCGCAACTTCTTCAAAACTTGCACCAGTTCTAACAGCCACGAAATTAAGCGTGATAAAGTTAATTGACCTTGCAGGTTTCACGAAGATGGTAGCAATGAATTCATTGTTATCAATGACTTCTGGTGTGTTGTTTGTTTCATCACAGACAACACGGAAATCATAGATACCTCGTCTAGCTTGAACACTCCTTAGATAAGGCTCGACTACTCCGACGAACTCGGAACGAGTAAACTCATCATTGAACTCAAATAGAATATTCTTGGAATAACCTGAAATGTATTTCTCGATTGCCAAGAACAGTCTTCTTACGTTAATTCTATTGAATGCTGATGGTCTTCCAAGTTTGGTTTTGTCACCATATAGGAGAATTCCTTCACCTTTGAAGTTCGCAATAGGGTTAACACTTGCTTTGTATAGTGTATCCCTATCAGTCTTTTCAGGGCTATAGTAGACATCCAAGGCATTTCTATAAACACCTCGTCTGGAACCAGCTGGTGAATACCACGGAGCATTTGTAAAATCAGATGCTGCCATAATACCAGCTGTTGATGATGCAGCAGGAACCCATATGTACTCATCATTGTACTTGTCATACACCTTCAGGTAATTGCCGTCAACAAATAGATATGATGATGTGGTAAAGGCGTTTGCACATGCTACAACATCTGTTACGATACTTGATTCGGAATTGTTAACAACAGAGTTTCTATTTGGTGAAGCAACTACAACACAATCTTTACGGGTTGTTCCTGCGATTGTTACTAGATCATTTACAACTGTTTTCTGTGATAGTTGTGATGAAAGACCAGGAGCAATCAGTAGATCAACGTCGTATTCTTCTGTATTTTCAATTTCATCAAATGCAAGAGCATATGATGTAGAAGTGAGTGAACCTGGATCAGCCCCATTTGCAAGTGTGAATGTTTTCACTGACAGTGAATCAGTAAATGTCTTAGGTGTTCCTGGTGGCAATGCTGACCCAGCGTTGGATAGACCCCATTCATCTGAGTCAAAGGCCAAGTCTGACCCGAATGACGCAAGATGTATGTAATCAGATCTGGTGTTGATAACCTTCTTCACGTAATTTACCGATCCATCGGCAGTTTTTGCATCTGTTGCTACAGAAACAAATGGGTATTTCTCTAGAACAGTACCAGCAGTACCAGTAATCAGTCCCAGTTTGTCTACAACAATTACGTGAACTTCATCATATGAACCATTTCTGGATGATGCATATTCAGATGTTCCTGGCGCTGCATCAAATTCTGATGCGTAAGCCCAAGCATTGAACACAGCATCTGAATCAGCATCACCTGGACAAATTTGAACCTCAATGCTATTACCTAGAGCACCAGGATATCTAGCAACTATTTCATGCCCTCTTACAGCATCTCCATCAGAATCACCAGTGAATGATGACAATGTGGAAGCCTGAAGATCGTAATGATTCTCATTCTTTATTAATGGTGTTGTGTCGGTTGGATTTGAAATTGAGTAAGCATTTACAGCAGATGTAGCTCCGTCTGAGTCTTCCAAACCTCTAATTACATAAAGAGAGTTAGAATAGCTAAAATATAGAGCAGCTGAAATAAAATCAATGTTATTTGAAGTGTCTGGTGAACCGAATGTGTCTACCAATCTTGACTCATTTGCAATGAGTGTTGGTGTATAAACTGGACCCCAGTTAAAGTTTCCTGCAATTACAGCACTAGTTGTATCTTCACCTGGACCTGATCCGGTGAGATCAATTTCTCTAAATTGTGGCTCGTACCTTTCCATAAATTCATCGAGTTCAGCATCATCAAGACCATCATCAATGAAGCCAAATGCAGGAAGATCCTCTTCAATATCTCTCATTCTCTCTTCATACAATAGTTGTCTTAGATTAATGTCAGCCAATTCTTCAAAGTCCTGTGAATTAGCAAAGAATCCAAATAGCACTAATGTCATGACTAAATCATCGTGATTACCTTTAGATGCTTCATATCCATATCCTGTTTTTTCAAATGTATTCAATTCTTGGATAGTGTATTTGTCCCAAATGAGAAGTTTACCTTCTTCTATGATGTCTTTAATAGAAGAACAACCGATACGTTTTACCTTCTTTGTTGTCTCGATTCCTATTTTATCAGCTTTGATTGCTGATTCAATGTATGTATTTTCATATTCCAGATCGTGATATAGCCCTTTTGCTACTAGATGTCCAACATCATTTGCTTCTATAACAGCCAAAGCATTGTTATAGATTTTTGCATACTTTTCAATAATATTTGGGTACAAATATGGTGATATCGTATTGTCGGAATATGATACTACTTGTTCAAATGGGTCAACCGACACATCAATGATAGAGAATGCTGAATAATCTTGTCCGCGCCCCTTAGCACAATCAGCAATTAAAACATATTCGTGGTGTTGTTGAGGGTGTTTGTAAACTCTTAGTGATTCTTTTTCTCTAGTTTCTATAGGTTTATCAGCTCTCAAATCACTTAGTACCATCCCATCAATAAGAGTATCACCTGTCCCATAAAAGGTATTTGCAAATTCTTGGGCAAACTGTCTCTCAGAAGTATTTCGAATCTGCTGATTCTTCCAATCTTCATCTCTCCCTGGAACATCCCACCAGTCAACCCTGAATGGTTTAAACTCGTTCACACCTTGAACTGCACCAGTCCATATTTTATGATATCTATTACCAATACCATTTGCTGTTGATGTGATAATGATTTTAGTTGTTGTACCAGCAGTAACAACAGGGTAAGTTGATGTATAGAATTCTTCAGCGTTTTTGACAAATGCAAACTCATCAAGATAAATCAAATTACAATTATGTGAAACTACACCATTTGTTATATATGAATGAGTTTCTTCAACATTATAGAGATCGTAAACCACTTCATTTTCAATCTCTTCAATGTTTTCTATTTCTTTTTCTGATAGAATATCTCCTTCACATAAAAAACAAGCCGGCATAAATTTATCTTCAATTAGTAATTCATGATCATGTGTACATTCTAATATTGAGCCATCAGAAAACGTGATTTTCAGGAGTAAATTTGATACTCCCTGATTGATAATGCCGTTAAAAGATTTAAATCCATTTTGGGTTAATACTTTCATTTTCTTTTTCCATGCCCCCGAATCCAATTTGATGGTTGTGCACCCTCAATAAAATAATTTCCCTCATTTGTCTCTGGGTTTCTATAGTATTTTTTCCCTTTATTGGTTCTTTCAATTAAAAAGATACCGTTTCTTGCGATGTAACCAACAACGTTTGTATTGTTTTTGAGAAGTGTGCTAAGTCTTTTCATGGTAGCCTCCAAAAAGCTTAATTAATGAACCTTACAATTACTATTATATCAAATGTTTTTGAAAAAGTCAAGGATTATTTAAAAAAATATATTCGCCTG